GGCGACCGAGCTCGCCATCGACTGCATCACGTCATGGATGCCCGCCGATCTGCGCGTGCCGCGCTGGGCGCTCGAGCCGCCGCAGGTGAGCGCGCCGGGTAAGGGACGCTGGGCGAACCCCTCGCAGCAGGCGCAGCGCAACGAGCGCATCTTCGCGATGCTCGACGCAGGTCACTCGCCGATCGAGATCGGCCGGCAGATGGGGCTCGATCAATCGCAGGTCAGGCGCATCCTGGCCTCGCGCCCGGTGGCGAGTCAGGGGATGGTCGCGTGATCGCTTGCGCCAAAAGTCAACACGAGGGAAGATGAAGGCATGATCGCCATCCTGCTCACCGCTCTCGCGATCTCAGTGCCGCCCGGATACCAGGGCGACCAGGCGCATCCTCGGGAGCCGTGGCCGTTCACCGTCTATCACTGCATGGCGCTTGGCTGCCCAGGATCGCCGCCGGCGCCCATGCCCGTTATCTACCCGCCGGGCTGCGGTCCCGACCCCGCGCATCCGCAGGGCGGAGTTGCTCTCCGTCCACTATCTGCGGTACTCTGACCTCAGTTGCGCGCAGGTGTGCGTGACCTCGAGCTTGATGAACTGATCCCTAGAACCGGCCACAGCGCCGGTTTTTGGCTCTATGAGCGGGGTTGCCAAGCTCGCCTATCGGAGGTGTGTCATGGCGAAGAGAGGCGAGCTGACGCCGAAGCAGAAACGGTTCGTCGAGGAGTACCTCGTCGACCTGAACGCGACGGCCGCGTCGAGGCGCGCTGGCTACAGTCAGCGCGGCAACACCGCGAGGCAGCAGGGCTACTACAACCTGACCGTGCCGGCGATCCAAGAGGCGCTCACGAAGGCGCAGGCCAAGCGATCGAAGCGCACTGAGCTGACGCAGGACTACGTTCTGAACGGGCTCAAGACGAACGCGGAGCGCGCCGCCCAGGCCGAGCCTGTGACCGACGCAGAGGGCAACCCCGTCGGCGAGTACCGCTACGAAGGAGCTGTCGCCAACCGCGCGCTCGAGCTGCTCGGCAAGCACCTCGGCATGTTCGCCGACAGGCTGCACGTCGAGGGGCCGATGCTCGACCTGTCGAAGCTGACCGACGAGGAGATCGGGTTGCTCCGGTCGCTGCTCGAGAAGGCGCGGCGCGATCCAGACGCGCATGACCGTTGACCCGTATGTCGAGCTCGGCATCTCCCCGGGCGACATCGAACAGATAGAGCGCGAGGACGCGCTCCGCAAGATGGGCGCCGACCGCGACGAGATGCGGGCGCGCTTTCACACGCTGCGCTCGTTCATCGCCGGCGCCTGGCCGATCCTCGAGCCCGGCCGGGAGTTCGTGCCGGGCTGGCACATCGATGTGATCTGCGACAAGCTCGAGGCGGTGACGCGCGGCGAGATCCGGCGCCTGCTCATCAACGTGCCGCCGGGGCACATGAAGTCGCTCGCGGTTGCGGTCTTCTGGCCGACCTGGGTCTGGACGCAGAAGCCCGAGGTGCGGTGGCTCTACGCCTCGTATGCGCAGATCCTCTCCGGGCGCGACTCGCGGAAGTGCCGCCTGATCCTAGAGTCGCCGTGGTATCAGGCGCTCTGGGGCGACGTCGTCCAGTTCGCTGCCGATCAGAACGAGAAGCTCCGTTTCGAGAACACCCGGCGCGGCTACCGGATCGCGACATCAGTCGGCGGCACGGGTACTGGCGAGCGCTGCGACATCATGGTCTTCGACGACCCGCACAAAGTTGGCGAGGTCGAGTCCGACGTACAGCGCGAGAGCGTGATCGACTGGTGGGACGGCGAGATGTCGTCGCGCCTGAACGATCCCGAGAACGATCCGATCGTCGGCGTCATGCAGCGAGTGCATGACCGCGACCTCTCTGGACACCTGATCGAGCGCGGCGGTTACGAGCACCTCTGCCTGCCCGCCGAGTACGAACCGAAGCATCCGTTCCGCTGGCCTGAAGATCCGCGCACCGAGCCGGGCGAGCTTCTCTGGGAAGCGCACGTCGGGCGCGATGCGCTTGAGGAGCTCAAGACTGCGCTCGGTTCCTACCGAGCCGCCGGTCAGTTGCAGCAGCTGCCGTCGCCGGCGGGGGGAGGCATCTTGAAGCAGGGCTGGTGGAAGTACTTCCCGGTCGAGTGGCTTGACGAGTGGCGCGGGCCTGAGCCGATCGCGCTCTTCACCTCCTGGGATACCGCGCTCAAGGAGAAGACGCAGTCCGACTACACGGTCGGCACGGTGTGGGTCTGCTCTGGCGTGAGCCGCTACCTCATGCGCCGCGTCCGCGAGCGGATGGGCTTGCCTGAGACGCGAAACGCGGTATGGGAGATCGCTGACTGGTGCTCGCGCAGCTTCCCGAATGTGCCGCAGACGCACCTCGTCGAGAACGCTGCCAACGGTCCCGAGGTCGTCGCGTGGTTGCGCGACAAGGTCTCGGGTGTGATCGCGGTCAACGTCGAGAAGGACAAGGTCGCCAGGGCGCATGACGCCTCGCCGCAGATCGAAGCGGGCAACGTCTTCGTGCCCGGCCACGATGACGGCGCCGGCAGTTACGACAAGACGCTGACACCCGCCTGGGCGCAGGAGATCATCGAGGAGTGCGCGCGCTTCCCGAAGGGCGCGAACGATGACCAGGTCGACTCCGTGACGCAGTTCCTGAACCGCGTCGGGCAGCAGAACTTCCACCGCGCGCCGAGCACTGACGCCAGCGCCAAGCCGAAGAAAACGCCCTTCCTCGAGCACACCTTCTAGGAGGCACCCCGTGAAGATCGGAAACCTCGAGATCAGACGCGCGACCGCTGCTCAGGAAGGTACGCCGCAAGCGCCGAAGGCACTCGGCGCATCGGGCACGCTCAACTTCAATGGCTACCTGCAGGCCGAGGAGTACAACCCTGACCTCAAGGGCGAGCGAGCGCTGACGACCTTCGAGCGCATGCGCTCTTCCGACGGCTCGACGCAGGAGGCAGTCGGCCACATCACGGCGCCAGTCTTGAATGCCGAGTACCCGATCGAGGCGGCGGGCGCCGAGCCCGACCAGCTCGAGCAGGCCGAGGTCGCACGCTGCGCTCTGTTCGAGTGGCTTGAGCAACCGTGGCCTGAGCTTCTCGACGAGGTGACCGACTACCTCATCTTCGGGAGCTACGTCTTCGAGACGCCGTGCAAGATCATCGAGCGCGAGATCAGCTATGAGGTGCCGAACGAGTACGACGTCGACAAGCAGGGCAGGCGCACGCCGAAGCGCGTAGTCGTGCCGCGCCGGCAGTTCGCTACGTTCGAGCGCTTCGAGCCGCGCATGCCGCGCACGATCACGAAGTGGAACATGGACGGCGGGCGGTTGGCGTCGATCACGCAGAACGCCTACCGGCCCGACGGCTCCTGGGATGAGGTCGAGATCCCGGCCTCGCAGCTCGCGGTCTTCACGAACCGCAAGCGCGGCGACGACTTCACCGGGCGCTCGATTCTCCGCTCCGCCTACAAGCACTGGTACCTAAAGGAACTGCTCGAGAAGATCGATGTGCTCGCAGCTATCAGGCACGGCATCGGCGTATGGGTCGCCTATCCGCCGCAGTCCGCGAAGGACGACGCGAAGGTCGCAGACCGAATCGAAGAGATCCTGCAGTCGCTCGGTGCCGAAGAGAAGACGCCCTACATCGTCTCGCCCGGGCCGAAGGCGCTCGGTGTTGGCATTGGCCAGGACGGCTGGACGTGGGAGATCGTCGTGCCGCCCGGTGGCCTGCCGGACTTCACGCAGAAGCTGCAGTACCACCGCTCGGAGATCAAGGGCTCGGTGCTCGCGCGCTTCTCAGAGCTCGGGCACGGGCAGACTGGCGCCCGCTCGACTGGCGATACGCAGTCGCAGGTGTGGTACGACGCGCTGCACGGCGTCGCTCGCTACATCGTCGAGGTCTTCAACGAGCGCATCAAGTGGCTGATCGACCTCAACTACGCGGGCGTCGAGGCCTACCCGAAGCTCACCGTCGCGAACATCGAGGCGCGCAACCTGACCGAGTTCGCTGATGCTCACTACAAGCTCGTCAACTCGGGA